GCGGGTGGCCCGCCGCGACTACGGCTCCCTTCTTCCCGAACTGCTCGACCAGCCGTTCGGCCCGACGACGGTTCTGAAGCTCTACGCCGCCACAGCAACGGCCTTAAGCCGGTGGGAGCCCCGCCTCGCCATCCGGCGCGTAAGGCTGTCGGCGGGCACCACTCCCGGCAAAGCAAGCCTCACCATCGAAGGAACCCGCACAGACCGGCCGGTTCCGACTGCAACCACCCTTATCGTCCCCCTCACCCGTCCCGCATAGGAGGCTTCATGCCCTTCAAACACGGCATTACCGTCACCGAAATCACCGATGGAACGCGCACGCTCACGCTCGCGTCGACCGCCATCATTGGCCTTGTTGCCACAGCGCCCGATGCCGACGCGGCGACGTTCCCGCTCGACCGCCCCGCCCTCATCACTGATATCGAAACTGCCATCGGCAAGGCCGGCACGGCGGGAACCCTGTACAAGAGCCTTCGGGCCATTGCCGACCAGACCCGCCCCGTTGTTGTCGTCGTGCGGGTCGGCGTCGGTGAGGGCGAAGGCGCCGAGGCCGTCGCAGCCGACCAGACCGCCAAGGTGATCGGCGGCGACACCGCCGGCACCAAGACCGGCATGCAGGCGCTTCTGGCGGCCGAGGGGCAGCTCGGCGTGCGGCCCCGCATCCTTGGCGCGCCGGGCCTGGACACTCAAGCGGTCACCGCCGCGCTGATCGTGGTGGCCAAAAAACTGCGCGGCTTCGTCTATGCCGCCGCCATCGGCAACACCATTGCGGAGGCAATTGCCTATCGCGCCAACTTCGCGGCCCGCGAGTTGTTGCTCCTCTACCCCGACTTTCTCGCCTTCGACGCGGTGGCAGCGGCCACAGCCACCAGCTACGGCGTCGCCCGCGCGCTCGGCCTGCGGGCCAAGATCGACGAAGACACCGGCCCGCACAAGACACTCTCCAACATCGTCGTCGACGGCGTGACGGGGCTGACGAAAGATATTCAGTGGGATTTGCAGAGCGATACCACCGAGGCAGCCCTCCTCAACGCGAAGGAAATCACGGCTCTTGTGCGAACTGCGAGCGGCTTCCGCTTCTGGGGCAATCGCACCTGCGACGACAGCGGGCTTTTCGCTTTCGAAAGCACCGTTCGCGTGGCCCAGCTTATCGCCGACACGATCGGCGAAGGCATGGAATGGGCGATCGACAAGCCGCTGACGCCCGCCCTCGTCAAAGACATTGTTGAAACGATCAATGGATTGTTCCGCCAGATGAAGACGCGCGGCATCATTCTCGGCGCAAAATGCTGGTACGACCCCAAAGAGAACAGCACCGCCAGCTTGAAAGCTGGAAAACTGCGGATCGACTACGACTACACGGTGCCCCCTCCGCTCGAAGACCTCGGCTTCAATCAGCGCATCACCGACGCCTACTTCGCTGACTTTGCCAGCAAGCTGCCGACGACCACCGCCTAGACCAAGGCTTCGGCGTAACGCTCACATCAAGTAAGGGAATTCTCAAAATGGCTTTGCCCCGCACTCTACAAAACATGTTGTTGTTCAACGAAGGCCGCGCCTATCTCGGAGAAGTGTCCGAAATCGTCCTGCCGAAACTCTCTCGCAAGATGGAGGAATGGAAAGGCGGCGGCATGAGCCGCCCGGTCAAGCTCGATATGGGCGGCGATCTTCTCGAATTTGAGGCCACCTTCGGTGGTCCGATGTTCGATATCATCAGCCAGTACGGCGCAAAATCGCTCACCGGCGTATACATGCGCTTTGTCGGAAGCTGGCAGAACGATGACGCCGGCACGGCGGACGTGGTCGAAGTCATCGTCCGCGGCCGGTTTGAAGAGATCGACTTCGGTAATGCCAAGCCGGGCGAGAAGAGCGACTTCAAGATCAAGATGCCGCTCGCCTATTACCGGCTCGACTGCAATGGAACGACCTTAATCGAGATCGACCCCATCAACATGGTCGAAATCGTCGACGGCGTTGACCTGCTCGAAGCCCAGCGCACCGCTCTCGGCTTGTTCTGATGTATCTCACACCCCCTCATGTCCGAAACAAGACAACCGACAAAAGAACCAAGAGACAATCCATGCCGAACACTGCCGAAAGCGCCATGTATCGCGACGTCCCGCTCGACAACCCGATTACGCGTGGTGATACCAAGATCACAGCCCTTCAACTCCGCCGCCCCAATTCCGGCGAGCTTCGCGGCCTGACGCTCTCGGACCTCGCGCGCATGGACGTCAACGCCATGATCAAGCTGCTCCCGCGCATCGCAACGCCGAGCATTACCGAGGCCGATGCCGCAGCAATGCCGCCTGAAGACCTCTTCGCTTGTGCCACCGAGATCGGAAGTTTTTTTCTGCAGAAAGCGGACCTCGCGGGCTTCCCGCGCGCGTAGAGGACGCCTTTGCCGACATCGCGGCGGTGTTTCATTGGCCACCGTCTGAGATGAACGCCATGGCGCTGAGCGAATTGATGGAATGGCGGGCGCTCGCCATCGAGCGCTTCAAGATACTGAAGGAGTAGTTATGGCGGCGAACGAGTTGCGCCTTCGCTTCATCCTCGATGCTCTGGACCGCGTCAGCGGCCCGATGAAAGACATCGTGGGCGGAACTTCGCGCGCCGCCAAAGCCCTCAAGGCCACTCGCACCGAACTGGAGGCGCTGCAAAACCAGCAGAAGCAAATTTCCGCCTATCAGCGCCAACAGGTGAGCCTCACCGAGCATACCGCGAAACTCGCCGAAGCCCGCCAAAGGCAACAGGCGCTCGCTGCTCAAATGGAGGCAACGGCAGCCCCGACCAAAAAGCTGCAAAACCTTTACGCCAAGACCGGCCGCGAAGTTCAGACCCTCGAAGCCCTCACCAAGCGCCAGGCCGAAGGCCTCGGCAGTCTGGCGGGTGAAATGAAAGCGGCAGGTATCGAGGTCAGCGCGCTTAGCCATCACGAACAACTCCTCGCCGACCGTATCCGGCAAACCTCGCTTCGTCTCAGCGAACAACATGGGCGGCTCGACAAAGCCGCGGCGGCGCGGCGCCGCTATGACGCGCGCACTGGGCTCGCGCAGAGAATGGCGATCGGCGGGGCTGCGAGTTTGGGAGCCGGAGTTGCTGCGTCCGCCCCCATGTACGAGGCCGTCGTTTCGGCACGCGAATACGAGTCGGTGATGACCGACATCGCGCAGAAATCCGATATGTCGCGCGCGGCGGCGGCAAAGCTCGGCGGCGAACTGCGGATCGTTGCCAAAAACACGAACCAGTTTTCCGAGGACATCCAGCGCGGCATGGACGTCTTGACCGGCAAGGGCCTGGATGCTGCAACTTCGGCCAAAATGATGGCGCCGATCGGCAGAGCCGCAACCGCCTACAAGGCAGAAATGGGCGATCTGTCGGCCGCGGGTTTTGCTGTCTTCGACAATCTCAAAGTTCCCATCGCAGAGGTCGGCAAGGCGCTCGACATCATGGCCGCGGGCGGAAAGGCCGGCTCATTCGAACTGAAGGATATGGCCCGGTATTTTCCGACATTGACGGCGGGCTATACCGCCCTCGGCCAGAAAGGCGTCGGCGCCGTCGCCGACCTGACCGCCGCGCTCGAGATCGCCACCAAGGGCGCGGGCAGCGCCGACGAAGCGGCCAACAACGTCGTCAATCTCATCACCAAGTTGAACTCCAGGGAGGTCACGCAGAACTTTGCCAAGTTCGGTGTGGATCTTCCGAAGGCGCTCAAGAAGGCCTACGCGGAAGGCAAGACGCCGATCGAAGCCATTGCCGAGCTGACCCAAAAGGCGCTTGGCGGCAAGATGGACAAACTCAGCTATCTGTTCGGCGATATGCAGGTCCAAGCCGCCTTGCGCCCCATTCTGCAGAACATCGCGGAATACCGCAAAATCCGCGGCGAAGCCCTCCGCGCCACCGGCACGGTCGAAAAGGACTTTTCCGAGCGCATGCAGGATGCCGCTGAGAAGGCCAAGGCCAATGACATCGCCTTGAAGAATCTGGCGCTCTCGGTCGGCGCATTGTTGCTTCCCACGGTGACGATCCTCGCTGAAAAGCTCACCGCCGTTGCGAACAAATTCGCCGACTGGTCCGAGCGCCATCCCAAACTTGCCAAAGCTCTCGTGATGGTGGCGGCGGCGGGCGCCGCTTTGCTGGTTACGCTTGGCGGCATCGGCATTGCCTCAGGCGCCGTAGTAAATGGGTGGGCCGCGATGGCGTTTATGCTCTCAAAACTGGGCCCGCTCCTAAAACTCGCATTTGGCGGGCTTCGACTTGTCGCGGTCGGCATCCGGATCGTCGGCGCGGCAGTGGTGGCAAATCCCATCCTCGCGGCAGTCATCGCGATCGCGACAGCGGTATATCTGATCTACCGCAATTGGGACACGATCGGACCGTGGCTCGCAAACCTCTGGGCGAAAATCAAAACCTTCTTCGCTGACGGCGTCGCGTTCCTCACCCAGCGCGTTCCGGCCATGATGGCCGGAATCGGCAGCAACATCGTGCAGGGCATCTGGTCCGGCATCGAAGGGGCAAAAGCTTGGCTTATCGGCAAACTAACAGCGTTTGCGCAATTGATCCCGGCCCCGATCCGAAAGGCCCTCAGCATCCACTCCCCGAGCCGGGTATTCGCCGACATCGGCGGTTACATGATGAGCGGCCTCGACCAGGGCATTGAAGCGGGCGCCGGAGCACCGTTAGCGCGCGTCGGCGATCTATCGGCCCGGTTGACGCGTGCGATCGCCGTTGGTGCGGCCGTCGCAGGCCCGGTTTCCCTGCCCGCGGCAGCCGCCCCGGAT